TTAACTACGGATAATAATCTTGATTTTCTAAGCAATGGTTTCAAGCTGCGACAAGGCAACGGCGGCATGAACGCCTCAGGCAGCAATTACATTTACATGGCTTTTGCTGAAAGCCCATTCAAAACATCAACTGCCAGATGATTAGGCTCCTATGCCTCGCCGTGTTAGCCGCCTTTATCGCGGCTTTTTTTATGCGTCCATCGCAGGCGCAGACACCGATGGTTTGCTTTGACAGTCTTGCAAAAGCAACTGCCAAAGCAGCGGAGCATGGCGAAAAGCTAGACTGGTCAGGCCGCAACTATCTTGGGATAAAAATGTTTATGTTTTCGTCCAAAAAGAGTTGGACCGTTTTTATTGAGAGCGACACCGGCCTGATCTGTAGCAGCCCGGCGCTGATTGGTGTGAAAGAGAAAAAGGGACTAGCCACCTGATGCCTCAAAAGCCACCCAGAAAAACACCGACGATGATAGCGACTGCCGCGCTGGAGGAAATTGCTCGCCACGAAAAAGAGTGCGGCCTCCGGTGGGCCGAAGCACACGCCGAGCTAAAGCAACTACATGAAAGCGTGCGCGCCCACAGTGCGCGATGGGAAAAACTTGCCTGGCTTGTGGTCGGGTCGCTGGTCGCTGCGGCGGTGGCAACGATCATCGGTTCCTGATGTTTGAAGATCCGCGTTTGGCGATCTCGCTGGGGACTACGCTCTGTACGCTCGCGGCGGCATTCGGTGTTGTCCGGTGGGAGGTGCGCAATCTAAACAAGGTAATAAACGACATGGAGAACCGCCTGCGCGACAGTGACAAAATCGCAGATGGTCAAGAGGTCGCGATACAGAATCTCATTCAACGCGCAGACGTTACCAGCTCCATGCTGGCACCGAGTGAGAGAGAGATGCGCGCGCGAGAAGTAGCGACGATAAAATCTGAGCTGGCAACGGCCATAAGAGACTTAGAGGTCATCAAGAAAATGCATAACGGTGAGCACAAATGATAGGCGCCTTGCTGCCGATCCTTAGCCCGATTTTGGGCGACGTGGTCAAGCGCGTTCTGCCCGGCGACAAAGACAAAGCACAAGAGATTGAGCGCGAGCTGCAAATGCAGCTGATGATCAACAGCGCGTCAGTCGAGAAGGCAGCTGCTGACATCATTCTTGCAGAAGCGAAAAGCGATAGCTGGCTCGCGTCGTCGTGGCGACCACTTTTGATGATGGTGATCACCGCCATCGTTGCGTGGAATTTTTTGGTGGCGCCCCTTATCGAGCTGTTTGTCATGCTGGCAACTGGTGACCAGATCCCGCTGCAAATAGACTTGCCGGGTGAGCTGTGGACACTTCTGACGGTTGGCGTCGGTGGCTACACGGTCGGTCGGTCAGCTGAGAAAGTTGCTAACAATCTTGGGAAACGGAATGCGAATGTATCCAATCGACGAGATCGCTGAAGCGTTAAAGCGTGAGGAGGGGTTCAGCGCCCACTGCTACATCTGCACCGCAGGAAAAAACAGTGTCGGCTACGGACGCAATATTGACGCAGATGGTGGTATCGGCATATCTGAAGAGGAGGCCGACTACCTCTTACGCAATGACATCGACCGCACGATTGCCGAGTGCGAGCAGTGGGAATGGTTTGGTGATTTGCAACCTGCGCAACAGTCGGTGCTGATACAGTTGTGTTTTCAGCTCGGTCACCCACGGCTAACAAAATTCAAACGCATGTTGGCAGCTCTGTCACAACAGCCGCCTGATTATGAAACAGCAGCAGACGAGCTGCTCGACAGTCGCTTTGCCGAGCAAGTGCCACGTCGAGCTGCTCGACTTGCAGAGCAGATGCGGTTTTCATGCCCATAGAAATCAAGAGGGGCAAGCCGCTCTCAGACGAAGATTGTCTGGAGGTTCTGAGGTATCTTAAGGAACACAAGACCGTGTCTGCCGCAGCGCGCGCGTCTGGACTGTTGCGGTCTACCTTTGAAGGACGTTTGGAGACGGCGCGAACGCGGTTTCCAAATGAGCTGCAAACAGAAACCAAAGATGAAGTGACGCTGCCAGAATTTCCCGACGAGGACATCAGCCCAGACGAGATCCTCGATCACCTCTCGAAGAGATGGGAAAAAAAGCAGGAGTTTCAGCAGGCAAAGAAGTGGTTTGATATTGAAATCAGCTCCGACGATCCCTTTGGGCTGGTCGTGGTGGGCGATCCCCACCTTGGCACGCATTGTAACATTCCGCTGCTGCGCCGTGACGTCGAGATCATGGCGAATACGCCCGGCATCGGATGCGTGAACATTGGCGATACGACGAACAACTGGGGCGGTCGCCTGATCCAGCTCTACGCCGAGGAAGACATCAGCCGCTCAACCGAGCGCAAGCTGGCGCGCTGGTTTCTTGAGGAAGCCAAGATTCCTTGGCTG